AAAACTGTAACACAGTTCCTTATCTAATTTATTTATATCTAATTTACATTCACTAGCAGCTTCCATAAACATCTGTCGAAACGTTTTAGCACCAAGTGCTTTAAAGAAACTGGATGTTGCGCCAACTGTATTACGAGTAGAAATTTCCCAGCCACCAGTAACTCCTATACATGGGTCAAAGAATACATTAATCATTGTCCCTTCGACAAATTCTTCAGCTCGAATTCCATGTGTATTTTCAGGATATTTTTGTATAAATACATCAGCGTCTAAAGATTTTGGCGGCGAAAATCCCACAATCTGGTTTTGTGAATTTAAAATAACAGAACGACACAAACCATATGTCGAAATAAGATCAATACACAAAAAATTCTTATCATATCTAATAACTTTATAAACAGAGTTATTTGTTCTGCATTCAATTTTGTTAAGTTTTAGTATATTTGGACTTGATGTATTAATGTAATCTGGTTTAACCAGATCATTGAACCCAGGAATCTCAGACAGATTGTATTTCATATTGCTGTTATAATTTATTATAAAATTGTCTTTAAACTATAATTTAATATTGATTATTACTTAAGTATAAAAATATCTAATATAATTATAGAGCAATGTCTTTAGAACCTCAAAAAGAAGATATAGAATTGGAACTTCAATTGGGAGATATTATTCAAATTACAAATCCAGTGAATGAAAACTTAAACGATCAAACATTCATAATTGATTATATTGATAAATCAAAAGCTTATTTAATCAACACTGACACATTAGATAGAATAAAATTAAACATTTCTGATGATGGTATTTTAGGTGATGGGAATATAACAAGGATTGAAATACTTAGTAGAGCCGATACCCCGAGTTATGCTAGGCAAAATAGACTTTTGCCTGGTAAATGGGTGAATATTTATTTCGGTGGAGATATTCCTGTTATAATTACTGGAGAGATTACCAATTTAGAAGAAGATATGATTGAAGTTAGAACATCTGATAAAGATATCATATATATAAATTTTGATTATAAAGGAATACCTGAAAACTTACCAATTGAAAATATTGAAATTAGAGAGAAACCTGTTGGAAAAACACAGGTTATACAGGATAGAATGGAAGAAGAGGATAGAATGGAAGAAGAGGATAGAATGGAAGAAGAGGATAGAATGGAACAAGAGGATATAATGGAACAAGAGGATAAAATGAAAGAAGGCGAATTATTTTTTCCCGAACTTGAAAAAGAAAAGAAGACTGTTGCTGCTGAACAAATAGAACTAGTAGTTCCTACAAAAGTTGTTAAAGATCAATTAAGAGAGATTATTATAAAAGCAGACCAGATTGTTTTTGGAGATGAAGAACTGGGACCAATTGTTCGATTTGCTGATGTAGCAACCAAATCGCAAAGATTTAGTATTGAACAACAAGTAAGTGATTTATTAGATGATCTTCTCTCTACAGTTCCAAATTCACAAAGAACCCCAAGAGTTTTAAATAATATACATACAATGATAGAGAGATTTAAACAATTAAGAACAGCCTTTTCTGAATTTGATAAGTATGGTAATGTTGAAACCATGCTTGTATACGGCGCAAGCCATAAGCCGCTAGAGAATTGGCTCCATAGTTTTAACACAAATTTATATTGGATTTTACCGATTGTTAAAAATATCAAGAAGGTTTATGATGTTAATAACATTGAGGACGAAAATAACGATATTCTAAACCTAAACATATCAGTAGATTTGAGAGAAATGAACCAATTATTAGAAAAATATAAGTCGGATACTTTACCAGCAGAAAGCAATAAATACACAGCACTATATTCTGATTTAGCACCATATTTTACACCATTTAAATTAATAGATGATGAGAATACATCTGGTGTGATTATCGAAAAGGAGGTAAACGCAAATATTAATGCTGCTATTGACAATTTAGAAGACTTGTATTCATCTGTATTCAGTAATAATATGATAAGAAATAGACGTTTTGTAATTTCAAAATATAATCTTGGAGAGACACACAATGATATGACTAATTATACTGCTACAAAAATGAATACAATAAGAGTGAAAACTTCAGATAATGATACCATGAGTTTAAAATCTATTATGACTCTTCCCGAACCAACAATCCGATTTTCAAAGATTAATTTACCGGGAACAGACATTTTAACAAGATCCATCCTCAATGAGACATTTTTGAATTATTGGGAATTTTTAAAGAAAAAAACAAATGTAAGCTATATATTTGTTGATTCGTTAAATAATGAGTTAGAATTAGATGAAAACGAATTTGTAAGTGGAATTAGAAACTATGTTATTAATATTCCTGAAGAAGAAACAAGGGGACTCACTAGATATGATTTATATAAAAATTATGTATCAGCTATAGTTCCAAAGACAAGAATGTTATTTAATCTGATGAAAAAATATATTAACGGAAAATTATCCATTGTAGATGTAATAGGATACTTAGAACCATTTTTGATATATACAGATGACTTAACATTTTATCAATATAAAGAAATTGTTGAATTTATAGATGCTAAAATTTCAGAATATAACAAAAATATGATTGAATATTCAAGGATATTCAAAACATTAATAAGTATTAAGCAAAACCCAATTATTCCAGCAAAAGCATTTACTATTATTGACACAATAGATCGAAATTTAACAAGAGAAATATTTGATACTGGTTATGGTTATAATCAACAAGAAATTACAACAATCACAAACTCTGAACTTCTGCGAAAGATAACATTAAAAGATTATTCCCGATTATATACATCTACATTGGCTTTACAAAATTTAAAATTAATGTTCCCCACGGATGTAAGTGAAATATTTAATGCGGAGAAAAACGACATTGATAAAAACTTGAAAGATGATGAGAAAGAAGATAAATGTGATACGATGGTAATAGCCAAAATGTATACTTCATTGGAACAATTACAAAACGATAATGATACAACTATTTATTTCGATAAAAAATATGATAAAACTAATTATGGAGTAATGGAACAATCAAAAGGTGGATATGCAGAACAAGTTATCTATATGACACCAGAAACTCTTAAAGACCATATAATACAAGATCAAATTAAAAAAAATAATTTGTCTACATCAGACGCTACTTATCTTGCTGAAACATTAATTGATGGAATTAAAAAAGTAATTGATGGTCAATATGCTATTTTATATAAGGGATATTCAGAAAATATTCAAGATGAATCAGACTATTATGTAAGAAAAAATAATAAATGGGTTCTAGATAATGAACTAGCAAAAAAAACAGGAATAACGGATGAAGCATCTATTATTTGCGATTTACAAGAAAAATGTATTAGTGTGCCAACTACAACAGGGGATAAATGTGAAAGCATGGAAACAAATGAATTGAGTTTACAGAATGAGCTTCTTCAAAATATAATTAGTGAGTTTGATTCAAAATACAAGGTTTCGAAGGAACAGCTTGAAAAGGACACTAGAGAGAAGTTCGATTATTTTATGTCTATTATGCCAGTGATAAGTAAAATTGAGACAAACACCTTATTAAAATACAATAATCAAAAATATAATATGGGCCTTACAATTGAAGACGAAACAAAGGGTTCAATTGTGTCACCTTTTGCCGAATTACTTAATGTTATATTAGGTCAGAAGGATTTTGTAAAGAAGCAGTCAAATATTAGAGACTTTGCTAATAAATTTACAAGACCAGGATTGCCTGGATTATCTCCTACTGGAACACCTGAATCCAAACACTGGTTATATTGTATTAAGACTAATGTACCTTTACTTCCAACATTTAAAAAGGAATTGGCTGATGCGTTTAATAGTTCGGAGTTTTTATACCAAAAAATACTAGAGAAAATTAAAACAACAAATGGCGCTCTTAGCGATGATGGTGATTGGTGGACAGATAAATATACAGGTTGGCCCATTTGTCCTGGTGATTTTGATACTCAAGAGGGTTACGAAGAAGGATTTAAAGCATCATCGAGGGCTGTTATGGAAGAAGATGCTGGAAGTAAAATAATGGCGGCGTCTTCTGAAAAAACAGTGAAATATATAACTCCTGAAACTATTATGATTAATAATATTGTAAATACTCTCTCGATCGCAATGGGTATTAATATTGAAACACAGAAAGAGTTTATTATTAATTGTGTTAATGAAACAATTAAAACTAATATCGAAAGTGAAAAGGATTACAAAGAAAAACTTAAATTAGCAGCGCAAAAGGGTAAGAGCATACCTCCTTACAAAGATTATTTTAACAATTCTCTCCTGTTTTTTACATTGGGAATGTATTTAATTGCTGTTCAAACCATTATACCATCAGTTAGAACAAGAAAAACACATCCAGGTTGTGTGCGTTCATTTACTGGTTATCCGTATGATGGACAAGGTGATTTAAGCAGTTTGGCATATTTGGCATGTATTACTTATGATATTAGAGAGTCAGGAGAACCATGGAATGTATTGAAGAAAAACAATACTGAAAAGATACAAAATAAAATAAAAATGGCTATAGATGAATATCTTATTCAGTTACCAGAAGTACAAAGAAAATTCGCAGAAAAAACACAATATTTATTAACAAGTCCCGCAACATCAATACCGGAAGAACATGACATAGCACAATGGTCTGATTTTCTACCGCCATTAATTCCATTTAAAATTAAACACTTAGCAAATATTTCTGCGGAATTCAAGAAAGCTTTAACAAATGAATTGAGAAATGGAATACAAACGCAGAGAGAAAAAATACTTGTGATCGAATCTAAAATTATTCAATTCTCTCTAGCCATTCAGGAAAAGATTGATGAGATTGTCAAAAAACAAAATGTTCTTCTACATACAGCGAATAATGAACCTTATCTTGAAAACGCATGTTGTAATAGTAATGTAAATGAGAGTACTATTGATTATTTCAGTAGCCGCAATCCAGATATTATTGTATTTAATGAGACTGTCAAATATCTCTCTAACATGTTACACGACATTCGTTCTTATTCTGATGCTGTTATTTTATATAGTAATATAAATACTAAGAATGTATATCCACCAATATCAAATATATTTAATGAAAAATCGATTTATCTGGCATTTATTTTTTACTGTAAATTCAAGTCATTAATTCCTATACCAACTGAATTGATTCCTTTATGTACAGATAAACCAGACTCATCATTAATAAATCCATCGGATACAATTGAAAGGATGATACAAAAACTCAAAGAAGATGGAAGAAATTATTCTAATCAACAGTTTTTAAGACTTATACAATTAGTTAGTAGAGAGAATATAGTTAGTACTGACCTAGATAACCCAGTAGTATCTTGTATATCTAAAGTATCTAGTTTGTTAGATGCTATTTACGACGAAAACAATGAAGACGAAATAATTGAGCTATCATTAAGAGACTTGATTAAAAACGCCATCGACACATTTGATATTGCGACAGAAACGAACCCTAAATCGGTAAAGGATTTGAATGATTTTTTAATTCGTACAAATGAAGAAATGATAAATGAATTGATTGATTTCGTTCAAAAAAATAGTGGTTCTAATGTTAGTCGTAGATCAATTAAAAAATTCACTGAAACAGTTTCTAATTTATCTATATGGGTATGTGACTCTTCTAAAAGAAATGAAAATACAAAAATTTCCAATGATGCGATGTACAACGTTACAAAGTTTTATAAGACGTATATCGATAATTTTGTAAATGTATTTCCAAATATTATATTGAATAAAGTTAATTTTGATAACACTCATATTCCAAATTACTATGGATTTTCAAAAAATCATGCGAATAAACTTAAAAATTATATTTCGGATTATTTTGAACAACTTAAACCATTTTATGGTATACCGACCTTATTAAATGTTTTAACAACTATTAAAAAAATTGGTAAAAACGTGGTAAGACTAGCTAACTCCACTCCTTGTTTTACAAGTATTAAAAGTAATGATAAGATATTAAAAGGTGTCATTGACGAGAGAACGAGTAGATTTTTATTTGAGTACTACCTTCTCCGTATATTAATTAGTTATATATCGTTGGCAGAGGAAAAAGATATGATTGTTACTGAGGTTAAAAAGACAGTTGAAGTTACTGACATATTTTCAGTGGATTATATCGAGGAAACTGAAACAAGAATTGATTTAAGTATGTCAACAAGAGATGAACCCGATATTAGAGTTATGACTGGAAATAAAAAAGTATTAAAACAGAAAACAGCTGAACTACTAATCGCTTTCATGGATATATTTAGAAACGAAAAAGAAACTATTGATACAACATATGAAGAAATACAAGATAGAGTGTTTAAAATAAAAGAAAGAGAAAAAGACATGGTAACAGATAAATTAAAAGCAATGAGTGATGAAAAAAGAGATATTGACACTATACTTAAAATATGTAAGCTTGCTGGAACAGAAAATGATTATAGCAAAGGTCTCAAAAAAGGATTAACAGTTTTAGATAAAGATTTTTACGATGAAGAACAAGTTTTAAGAGACGAACTAGAAAAGGCAGAGAGAAAAATCAGAAAAACAAATAAAGATGCTAATGATGAAAATATTGATATTTTAGTTGATGAATATTTAGAACAAAAACAGGTGGTTGCTGACATAGATACAGATGCTTATGATATAGAATATTTAGGCGAAGATTATTTTGATGGTAATTACACCGGAATAGATGCGCCGGAATATGAAACGTATGGTGATGAAGAATAATGAATAATGAATAATGAATAACGAATAATTCTTTAGATAAATATATAATTATTAAAAATAGTTTATAATTATATATTAGATGTATAAAACATATATTAGAGAAAATATTACATTAGTAGCTGTTATTTTATTTGTTATAATTTTTGGAATAGTTCAAATGACAAAACCCACATGCTTCTATAAGAGGGATGGAAGTATTCGAGAATTTGGAATAGGTTATAAAAATAAAACAATATTACCTATATGGCTTTTTTCACTTTTATTAGGAATCCTATGCTATTTAGCTGTATTATATTATGTGAAAATACAAAAAATGTTTTAGATGAAAACAAAAATACTCATCTAATAAAACATCTCTTCATATTGAGTATATTCATCCTCTGTTGCTTCACCAAACATTTCCTTTTCTCTCTTCTTTTTCTCTTTATATTCTTTTGTCAATTTTGAAAGCTCTTTTTGTTTTCTTTCATTCGCTTCTTTATTACTTAACCCTTTTCCTTTTAGTGCCTTTTTTTTAGTTAGGGTTGGTATAACGATTTTATCAAGTTCTTGACATGCTAAATCGTGTTGCTCGAACAAACTTGTAGTTAATGCGTTATCCGATTCTTCTACTAATTTTCTCTCTTCTAATTTTTTAAGTTGTTCTTCATTTGGAAGACAATAATTGTCATCATTGTCCCAGTCTTCCCAATCGTCCATAATTATATAATATGCGTATACTAATTATATAATTATGTTTTTAAGTTCATTTTTGTAATTTATTATTTCTTCTTTTTGTATTTGTTCTTTTCTTTGTTTTTCGTTTATTATAACTTATTCGTCTACTATTTATTTTTCGTTTATTAATACTCTTCATTTGTTTTCCACCTTTTGTATTATTTTCGATATTTAGTATTCTAGAAATTCCATATTTTTTCGGCATTATAGAATCTAAATCAGAAAACCCAGCTGACTGATAAAATTCATTATATATTTCTCTCAATTTATCATTCAATAATATTTGGTATATTTTAATTTTATTATCAACTATTTCAGTATCTTTTTGTGAAGTTGGCTCGTTTAACCCAATTTCATTTAGAAATATATTATAATTTGATATTATTCTCTGATGATCGGGAAAAAGTATTTGTTTTGTTTTTGGATTTACATACAATTCTATACCAACGGTTTTATACATATCTCCATATTTTTGTAAACAATTTGCTATATTCATATGAGCGTTATCTAATTGATATTTATCCCTAAATCGATTAGATTTTACAGCTAAATATTTTGCTAGTAAATATACACAATCGTTATAATCATTACTGCTTGTATTAACATTATGTAAATTATTATTTGGTTGATTATTACATGGTGGACAATTATCTTTTATTTTATAACAATATGGATAAATTTCTAATGTTTTATCTTCCATATATTTTATAAATATTATTATTTACTACTAATTTATATACAAATACAATATATATTTAAAACTACATATATAATATTTGTATGGACAATTATTTTGAATCATATGTTTGTGATAATTTTAACGTAACATGTCTCAAATGTGATGTTACTATTACACCTTATTTACGAGAAGGTAAACTATGGGGAGATAATATGGAAAAATTTGTAAAAGAATTATATGAACCAAATACTAACATGATTGATGTAGGTTCTCACATTGGTACATTTACTCTAATAATGAGTAAATATTTGTCAAATGACTATAAAATATTCTCGTTTGAACCAGTTTTTTATGATATATTAACTAAAAATATAAATGATAATAATCTTGATAATAAGGTGATATTGTTTAAAAATGGACTGTCAAACAAACAAGCAAATTTTCCTTCATTTAATTTAGATATCGATCAAGAGACAGGGTTTGGTGCTTTTTCATTTAAAAAAATACAAAACGAGAAATTTAAATTTAGTGATAATTTAAATTCAAGTTCTAATGGTATAAATTTTTATAAATTAGATGATTTTCAGTTTAAAAATGTATCATTTATCAAAATAGATGTTGAATTTTTTGAAAGTGAGGTTCTTGAAGGTGCCATAGAAACAATATTTTATAATAAACCAACAATTTTGATAGAATTATTTTTAATAACACCTGTTTTAAGTGAAAGCCAAACTTGTCATGAAGATTTTGAAGCTAGCTTGGTAAAAAATACTACTTTTTCATGTTTTTCTTTTTTGTCTGTATTAGGATACATTTGTTTTCCAATTTTTCCTGAAAGTGGTGAATTTTTATTTATTCATAAATCTAAAACAAATCTAATTCAAAAAGCATCTAAATTAATAAATGAATAAATAATAAAACAAACCAATGAATAAATCATGAAAACAAGCATTTATAAAAAGTGGGTAATTCAGATATGTTAGGTAATATGTATAATTTCATTTTAATTTTTAACATTATTAATTATGGATTTCGGTGAACCTGCGACTAAACCAACATTAACTGAGCCAGGTGTAAAATATTTTTTAAACCAAGCCCTTAAACAATCTCATATTATTAGGGAGAAATTTCATAACACCATTTTTAATATTGGAATGTTCTTATTATTTTTGATTATTTTAGGGGGAATACTTGTTTATAAGTATAAAGGGAAATTAACACCAGTTGAAATAGCTGAAAAAAATAAAGAAAAACAACAATATATATTGGAAAAAATTAAAACCTTTCAAATTGCAAAGCAGAGAGCTCATCAAGAATTAATAACTGGATTACCACATTGGGAAAATGAATATTTATCTCGGTGATAAGTTTTCGATGAAAATTTAAATTATTAGTCTATAATATATAATGTCAAAAGAAGAAATACCAAGTGTAAAAGACGCTTTAAATGAATACTTTAGATTAAAAGCAAAATTTGAGGAGGGAATGAATGTAAATATACGAAAAATAATTAATAATCCACATCTTAGTAAAAGAGAGAAGCGTGCTGAATATTTGAAATTAATGCCAAAATGCGTAAATTGTAGACGTCCATCTAAAAAAGGTACTATATTTTCAATTACTTTTCATCCATCCGATGATAAAACTGATTCTTACAGAACTTTTAAATCAATGTGTGGGAATTTAGCAGATCCATGTAATCTTAATATTGAAATCAATTTAGGTATTATTGATTACTTAGATAATATTATTGAAAATATAAGAAATGAAATAAAGGAAGCGAAAAATAATATTATTAATGATAAGAATAAATTATTATTTGGATTAATGACGACTGAAACAGCTGTAGAAAATTTTGATACAAATAAATCTTATATAAATGATTTAACATCTATATATGAAAGTTATTTGGATCAATGGAATAAAAAAGTTGATAATCCAGATACGAAAATTGAATTAGACGATTCTCTCATATTACTATATCAAAATATCGACAAAATAAAAGAATGTGTAAAACAAATGAATGAAAATAATGACACACAATTTGCTGTAGATGCTGCGAATATATATCACACTACTGTAGAGCCTTTAATGAAAAAAATTAGACAACTTAAATATAGTGAAAATATTATTTTTAATGATGATGCTAATGATACATGTAGATTAATACAACGACAATTCTCTCTACAAGATATGGCAGTTAGTAGTTATAATCATAATGTAGTTGCGTTTGATGTCGGTCTAAAAACTAAAACTGTACCAAAGGAGAAACCATTTAATAAATACGAGAATATATTACCAGAAAAGGAAAGTGATGTGAAAGAATTAACCATTAAAATAGAAGAACCAGGACAACCTAAACCAATCAGAGAAATTGAACAAGATGAACCGATAATAGGTCAAGGAAAAGACGGAATAGCCTGGAATATACCAGAATATCAGGATCTTTGGGATAAATTACCAGAAAAATTGAAGACAGAATTTAAATTAAATGTCGATTGGATGAAACAATTCATGTATAAATGTGTAAATGAGAGAGTTAAGCATGGTCCCTCATGGACAGGCTGTAGATTAAATACCCCACCAAATATTGTTATCCCGCCGAGAAAAATGGAAAACGGACAATACGACTTTGGTGTATCTATTTACAATAAGGCGTTCGCTAAACTGGCTAAACCAAGTCAAGATCTTTATTTAACCTTTTATAAAGAAGATCCTTCTGCTAAAGTTAAGAATTATAAGATGTTAGAAGAAGCCATTAATGGGTTAGTCGAAAAGGAAGTTGATTTTGGTAAAGGGTTTTTCTAATATAATAGTTTTTTCTAATCTAATAATATATGATATTTAACTATATATCGATTCCAATTTTTCTTATAAGTTTTATGATTGGGTTATTTTTTATATATATTCTTGGTCCAGAAATGAAAAAAGTTTATATTTATCCTAGTCCAGAAAACGTAAATAAAGTATTATTTAAGGATAAAGCCGACAATTGTTTTTCATTCGAGCAAGAAATAGTGGATTGTCCTGAAGATGAAAATTTGATATCGAAATTACCTATACAAGTTTAGAATATTTATAAAGTTTAGAATTTATATAGTTTAGAATATTTATAACATATTACACCAACCAAAAAGAAAAATGAGACAAAACTATAATAAAAACATATTACTTAATTTTATATAATGAGGATTAAATTAAGTGAAAAATACCAAAGTGAAAGAGAAGAAATATGTAATAAAATTATAAGCATTTTAGAATTAGACGAAAATAAATCGTTTCTATTATGTGAATTAGATAATGATACAGAAAAACAGAATAAAATTTTACAAATGAAAGAAGATATACAAAAATATTTTTCGGTTAGTTGTATTTCATCGTTTCGTCCTAATTTTGAATGTAAAAGACCTTACCTAAATATAGTAAGAAGTATATTACGAAAGCAAAATTATATATTTGAAAGAAGTGAAATAGAAAAATCTAAAAATGATGGAAGTTTTTTTCGTTCAACAAAATATAAAATATTTAGAAATAATTAAGCAAAAATAATTCGTTAAAATTGCTTAAAAATAAAATCTTTAGTAAATATATAGAATGGTAAAAAAGAAAAAGAAAGAAACATTCAAAACTTTTAGGAATTTAGAAAAATCTCGTAAACTTGTGAAATTCAAAACCATCAAAACAACACTCAAATCTGTTTTATTGAAATATAAAGAAGTTCAACCAATTATTACTAATTTAGTTTTTGAAATAAATGATTTAGTTATTCATACTTATCAATTTATTAGATTATATATTTTGTATTGCTTTCATAACAATTTACCATTTCCTATTTTTGATGATAAATTTACATTTGTAAAATATTGTATCAAAACATTAGGAACAAAATCTAATAGTGGTAGAAAATCAAAAGATACAAAACTTTTAGATATTTTACAAAAATTTTATACAAAAGAATATCAACCTTTACTCAATCACAACAAAACAAGTTTAGTAAATAAATCACATTTGATAAATATTATAGCAGAACAAATTCAAGTTTGTATTTCTACAAATATACAAGAACATTTTATTCAACATTTTCTTCGTTTTATCAATAAAACTACAAATGAAATTACAGAAGACAAAAAAGAATTGTTTGAATTTAAGCATAATTTGCTTATGTTAGAAGAAACAAATGAAAAATTTAATGAATGGAAACTTACTCATTTACAACATATTTTACCAATAAATATCAATAAATCTATATATTATGATGTGAAAGGAAGACAATTTGAGTATTTGAAAGGGTTGTTGTATATGAATTCTGTATTAGAAACACAGGAAAATAAGTTATTTCAACCTTTACCATTACGAAACAATATTATTCCAAAGAATGTGAAATTTGATAGTAGTTGTATTGCTGAACTCTTTTGTCCTGAAAGCGAAAAGAAGGGAGAAGTTCTAAAAAAGATTACAAATTATCAAAATACATTATGGAGTAGTTTGTTGGATATGAAACACAGATTATTCAAAAATAAATATTATACTTTTCATAATGAAATAACGACAGATGGAATTAGTTGTTCTTTATTATTTATTAGAAGAGATTGTAAAGGCGAAGAAAATAAAAATAAACAAGTAAATAGTGAGGATTATGATTATATAAATATTGAAGAATTAGATACACAACAATTAGAAAATTTACAATTAAGAAATATAATTGGTTTAGACCCAGGTAAGCGTTCTTTGGTTTATATGATGGACGGACAAGGTAATAAATTACAATATACAGCACCACAAAGAAAAAAGGAAAGTATGGCGAAACGAAACCAAATTATTCTACAACGAGAAAAGAAAAATAACAAGATAAATGAGTATGAAAATGTATTGTCTTTACAAAATAGCAAATCAATAAATTACAATAGTTTCAAATCTTATTTAGTTGAAAAAGATATGTTAAATAAACAAACTATGGAATTTTACAAGAAAGAAGTATGGAGAAAAATGAAATTTAGGCAATACTCATATGGTAATAAATCCATAAATACATTTTTGAATAATATAGAAAAGACATTTGGAGAAAATATTTTAATTTGTTATGGAAATTGGAGTAGAACATCTCAAATGAAACATTTTATGCCCACTATGAATAAGGGATTAAGGAAACTAATTCATAAAAGATATGATACAATCACAATAAATGAATGTAATACAAGTAAGAAATGTTGTGATTGTTTTCAAGATTTGAAACATTACAGAAATAAGGAAAACAAAGAGGAATTTCGTTTATTAGTGTGTTCTAACTGCGTGAGTTGCGAAAACAAAAAAAACGTATTTAGAACAAGGGACGCTAATTCTTCCATAAATATAATGAACTTGGGAAAATGTTGGATTTATAAACAACAAAGACCAAGTGAGTTTTGTATTTCGTCTTTCACCATTTCAAATAAAAAAGAAGAAATGGAAAAAGTTAGACCATCAGTTGATTTTACGGAAGGTAATGCTTCCAGCCACCGAAAATTAAAGTGATTTTGTCTCATTTTTCTTTTTTGTCGGTGTAATATAAATGGGATTTGGAATGCACCTTGGTAAATTTGTTCATACTGAAACTGGTAAAATAATAATGTCTATTTTGCTTGGTTTTGGTTTTGCGTCTTTATTTAGAACTATATGTAAAGATAAGGACTGTTTAGTATTTCACGCTCCTCCTTTAGATGAATTTAAGGATAAAATTTATAAAGTAGATAAGAAATGTGTGAAATATGTTCCGGTAGCAAGTAAATGTTCATTAAACACTAAAACTATTACATTTGAATAAATCATCTACTTTTAGCAACGCCAGTACCTTTGGAGAAAAGTGGAGTAAAATTTGTTATAAATTATACTTTTAGCAACGCCAGTACATTTATTAAAGATATATGAAAAATATGTTATAAAACCATATTTATTATTTTTGGCTCCACCTTTCTTAAAGGTGGATAAAGGTGGATAAAGGTGGATAAAGGTGGATAAAGGTGGATAAAGGTGGATAAAGGTAGATAAAGGTGGATAAAGGTGGATAAAGGTCGATAAGAATGAATAATTTGCGTAATTATTGTAATCAATCATTCTTTACAATAATTATGAGCGATTCGACAAGTATTTTAGATTTACCAACTGATCCAATTGGTGGAGGAAGTATTAGTGGCAACATATCTTTAACAGCCCAAGAATCCATAAAACAACCAAACAATCAACCTCAACCACCTCAACCATCTGGGCAAGGGATGTCTTTAGATCAAACAACTATAAACCAAATTGTAAATAGTTTACAACAAGCCACATTAGCAGGTGCTACTCAGTTACCATCCAGAGACATTCCTATGACAACAACAAGTCATATTACTGACCCACAAGTTATGCCAAATTATGTTCCACAGCCTACACAAGATTATATAAAAAATCATGAACGAACTTCAGAGATGATTCATAATTATAACAAAGAACAACAAACGAAGGGGACATTAGATGATATGTATAATGAAATCCAAACACCGCTTTTATTGGCTGTATTATATTTTTTATTTCAACTACCGTTTTTTAAGAGATTTTTATATACATATATTCCATTTTTATTTTCTAATGATGGTAATTACAATATAAATGGGTTTCTTTTTACAAGTATAATGTTCGGTATGTTATTCCATTTATTAATGAAAACTACGAGTTATTTTGGAACATTTTGAGTTTGAGTATATAAATAATATAATTTATGATAGGTATATAATTTATATTAGATATTTTTATTTTATATATAAAATTCATTATAGTGAACTTTGTGACAGAATTTATGATATTTATCATGTTGAAAATCATCGTTTTCAATAGCAAGCATAGGATACAATAATGCTCGATTTCCCTCTCTAATAATTGTTTTATCCACCATAAATATGTTGTCATCTAAACCGGCAAAATTATTGTAATATTTATTCAATACAATTTTCGCGAACTCCTTAGTAATAATATACATATGAGAACCTGATAAATATTCCGGATATTCATGATACTTAAACTGCGCATCCAAACGCATCGGACGTTTAAGCGCATATTTTGATGATATGTTATCATAACCAATTTTATATGGTAAAATATAACCCAATAATAATATATCTAAATCTAACATATTAAAATCAACGATAACCTTTTCAAAAATTTTTTTAAAGTTTTTATGTATCATTATATCATCTTCACAAATAACCGCGTACCTATTAGTATTATAGTAATAAAAATCATGAATAATATCCAAATGTCCATATGTGATAGACCATTGTCTTTTATTTAACATACCTCTTGCGTATTTAAGTCGATTATCTGTATGTTTAACACCATTATAAAATTTACATTCGATATCCAGATTTTTAAATCTATTTTCCATACTTTTTCTTTTATCTTCATCGTTGAATGATAAACAATAAAATTGACAATTAGAAATTGTTGCCATATTTATATTTTATATAATACATTTTATATTATATCTTATTTATATTATATCCTATTTATATGTTATATTATACATTAAATATCTAATAATATTTTATATTTACTATATTTGTTCGTATTATTATTTGAAATCATTTTACATATAATTATATGATTGATGAATATGTTAATAAATTTATTGACAATTTACCAGAAACATCTAGAAAATTCCAAAAAATCGATTTAGTTTTAGACGGAGGATTATTTAATGGAAGTTATTTAGTGGGAGCACTTTATTTTTTAAAAGAAATGGAGAGAAGGAAATATATTAAAATTGACAGAATATCTGGATGTAGTATAGGTTCAGTTGTGTCTTTTTTATATTTTATTGATGCTCTAGATATGATGCCTAAACTATATGATATAATTAATCGTGAATTTAAAGATAATTTAAATTTAAATTCAATTAAATTGTTGAAAACATACTTGAAAGATAGAATTCCAGATGATATCTGCTGTAAGATAAAAGGTAGACTATTCATTTGTTATCATGACATAAAAAAACGCAAAAAGGTAGTAAAATCCAAATACAAAAATGTAGATGAAATAATAGATACTATAATTAAGTCTTGTTATATCCCATTATTAATTGATAACAATATGTTATATAAAAATAAATATATTGATGGAATGAATGCTTTTATTTTTGAAAAAGAAAATAATAAAAAAATTCTACACATGGAATTATTGGGTTATGATAAATTTTTGTACGCTTTTAACATTAAGAATGAAAAAACAAATTTCCACAGAATTTTATCAGGATTATTAGATATACATAGTTTTTTCATTAAAAATTCAAAAACCTCAATGTGTAGCTATGTTGAAGATTGGAATATGGTAAATAAATGTAATCATAATATTAAATTACTATTTGAAACAGTATTTGTCTATATAATGTATTTAATAAATTACATGAAAAAATATATACCCAATGATATTAAGGATAATTTAATTATGAAAATAATTTCAAAAATAAATTTTGACATATTTAGTATTATTTTAGAAAGTTATTGTTTATAAGTTTAAAATTACATTTATTTGTACCACAATAATATAATATGGATGGTATTGATATTACTGATTCAGCATTTGCCTTAGATGTCCCTGGTGTTGAGAATACAGTTATTAGTGGTGGGTCTAATTCAACATATTATACTATGTTTATCTATATCGGCATCGCTATATTAGCTGCTATGATTGGTATGTTTATCTACAAATATTACCAAAATAAGAATAGTAAACCAGAGGAAGATTGCCCCGGAGGGTTCTGTACTATGGAAAACGCACCTAATACATAAAAGACTTACAAGTTTAATAAAGCGATTTCTTATTCTTACGAGTTTTTCGACCATAAATATTGAAAAACTTGGGTGTTTTTGTTTGGTTCTTCTTTCTTTTCTTTATAGTCGTATGCTTAGTTTTTATATTTTCTTTACCGGTTTTTATATCATCTGGTTTATAATTTAAAAACCATTCTTCAAACAATTTCTTATTATCACTTTTTTTGAACTCTTTATATTTTTCCGCTTTCTCAGCTTTCATTTCTTCAATGGATGGTTGATGTCCGTAACATGTTATACTAAATCGCTTCAATAACCCTTTCTGTGCTAACCTGTTTTTTTCTTGAACGTCGAATAAAAACTTTGACATACAGAGAATTCTATCGGTAAACTCATTATAATAAGGAGTGTTCGCATACAAAAAAGCTAAATAAAAACTTAACATTGTATCAATTGTAGCTACTTTAATTTTTTTACCCTTATACATTAATATATTATAACTATGACATCCAATTGGTTTATAAATAAATAAAATAGAATCCTTTCCAATCTTTACTTCAGAATGTTCTGGAATAATATCTCCTATAGCAGGGTGTTTAATTATTTTCACGTTTTTAATTCCATTATCGTCTAAACGTTCTTTAATAATTGCGGATGTTTGATCTGGGTTATGTGATAAGACATCAAAATCGGGAATATTTTCTATTTTTTTTCTTAAATTAGCTGGCATATATTGCGAATAAAGAATATTGGCAAACCCACCAAAAAATACTACACCTTGATTTATTAGTGTAGTTTTTACTGTCTCATAGATTTTATCTTGATTGACATGACTATCCATTTCGCGTTGAAATTTTATATCATTACAATTAACATCCGTTATATAATAGTTTTTATTTAATAATCTCAATCTTTTTAATACCTTCTCCCATCGAGTAATATCACCAGCTGGTCTAGATAATTCAAGATACATAGACATTCTTAAAAAATTAGCAGGTGCATATAATATTCCATCTACACTTATCGCATCATTTTTAATTACACTATAAATTTGACTGGGTAAATATGTTATATCAGCAACTGCTATATAGTTTACAAACACTTTATATGTCCCATGGTGTTGGCCTGATTTTGCCTCGACGTCGATAAAACCTTTCTTATAATAAATATCAGCTAATTCTTTGGCATCATTTAAGGCATTTTGAGAGAAGAAATCATAATCTGGAATTTCGATATCTTTATTATAGAATCTATCTTCTACAGGTAAAATATTATTAATAGCTGTTCCACCATAACAAACTAATTTTTTTCGTTTAATAAATTCTTCAACTATATCAATCATTCTTTGTACGTCATCTGAATTTACTACCCGTCTTCCTATTTTTTCTTCAGCTTTATCCACAGCCATACGCAAAATGGCTAGTTCACAATCTGTGAATGATAAATCTTTACATATGTTTTTTTCTTTTCGCATCCCTATATTAATAAGGTAAAAAAATAATATTTGAAAATTATTAAATTTATTATTATTAAATTGTAAAAAATGTATAAAATAATATAATAAACAATTACTTATATTATTTGGAAAATATTAGTTTTATTATTTCTCTAAGACCTAAGGTTTGCTGGTTTAAGAGCAAACGCATAAGTTGCTCTATCAAAAAATAATATCTCTTCTTTAAGATTTTTATCTGACAATTGATATCTCATAGCAACCATTTGACATCCGCTTTCTCTACATAGCTTTCCATCTGGGTTATCTGGATTGGCACCCTTATTTGGAAGAACAATTGTCATACCGGCTTTATTAAATGTGGTTAGCTCATTTATATCCTCATTGTTCTTTATGTCATTAAAATCATATTCCCTAACAAATATTGAATTACTTGTTAAATTTACATATTCAATAAAATCTTTATTTTCTAAAAAGGCGGTATTTGTTTTATCTACAATTAATATGACTTTATTTTTGAGCGAAAGCAAAGGAACCTTTCCTAAATTTTTACCATTGGATTCGTAACTATAATCTGGACCTAACATTATATCGTTATTGGATTCGAAAACATCAGCCAATTTTGAATACATTTTTTGATTATTACTCTTAAATCTTAAGTGAATAAAAATAGGGTCAGTTGGATTCGGACAAGTACCACTTGAAAAAGCATAGTTGCGTATAGTATCCATTACTGTGACAAAATTTACCGAGTTAAATGTCTCTTTGACATGATAATTATCTGTTGTACTTGTTGCGACAACTGGTTTGTTATCAATTGAATATATTTCGAAATCAAGACATCTAACGCCTTGTTTGATGATTGATTTTAGCACACAAATATCTACATAATCGTCTGTATATGATCCTCCGCTACATGCGTTATAAGCCGTTTTTATATAGTAATCAAATAAATTACCGCTACAATCACTATCATTTGATGAAATAGGTCTTAAATCACCTGCTACACTTGGATATAATGAATTCATATAACTACATTCACTGCTTTGAAGACCATTCATATAAATAATATACGAAATATAGAAAATTGAAATAATCAATGTAATTCCTGTTATTATTAGTGAAAATACATTTCCGTTTATGTTTGGTATAATAGTATATCGTATATAATTAAATAACTTATAAAGTATAAACCAATTTAAAATGATGATAACGATTAAAATGGTAAATACACATACTATTACCACGTATGTTTTAATTGAATCATCTTTCTCTTCCTTGCTGCTTAATTTCTCTTTTGATTTATCTGATGACATTGTTAATATATAGTATTATTTTAAAATTTTGTTTACTTTTAAGTGAAATATTTAGGGGAAAATAAATATTTAAACTAAAAGAATGGTAGATGATTTGATAAGATGAAAAGATTTTGAACATTTTGAAATATGATAGCATTTCAATAAATAATATAACCTTAGGGTTAAAACAATTTTATGTCTTTTTCTTTAAATCTTCAAGGGTGTAAATATATTTCTCTAAATATACAGAAAATTAATTTGACATACATTATTGGACATACATTATTATATAAAAAATTATTAGGTATAATTAAATTATATTATGACGAAATTAATAATTAAAAAATAATTATATTATATACTAATTATGGCTGGAGGATTATTAAATCTTGTTGCACAAGGAAATACGAATATAATTTTAAATGGTAATCCATCAAAAACATTTTTTAAATGTACGTATAAAAAATATACGAATTATGGTAAGCAAAACTTCAGAATAGATTATGAAGGCACACCTCAATTGAACCTAACAACAGAGAGTACATTTACATTTCGCATCAAACGCTACGCAGACTTACTTATGGACTGCTATATATGTATAACTTTGCCAAATATTTGGTCTCCTGTTATGCCGCCCCAAAGTTACACTAATCCTGACGGTTCAATTGGTTACACTGACTGGACGCCGTATGAATTTCAATGGATAAAAAATTTAGGGGCACAAATCATAAGCAAAATTTCTATAAATTGTGGTAATCAACAACTTCAACAATATTCAGGTCAATATATTTTAGCTTCCGCTCAGAGGGATTTTTCTGGAAGTAAGCTAGCATTGTTTAACGAAATGACCGGTAATGTTCCAGAATTAAACGATCCAGCAAATTATCCACCACGTGTAAATTCTTACCCCAACGCGTTCTATACAACTAGTCCTGCTGGAGCACAACCATCCATTATGGGACGTACATTATGGATTCCGATTGGCTCATGGTTTAGTCTTCTCTCGACACAGGCTTTTCCATTAGTTGCTCTTCAATATAATGAGTTATGGATTAATGTATCATTTCGACCTATTAATGAATGGTTTACTATAAGAGATGTAATGGATTATACAAATAACTATCCAGTTGTAGCACCCAATTTTAATCAATATTATATGCAATTCTATAGATTTTTACAAACACCTCCCGATGAAGAATTAGGACCAGCGTCTTATGTAGATACAAGAACGAATTGGTTTGCTGATATTAATTTAAATTGTACTTATTGTTTTCTATCGGATGATGAAGCAACCATATTTGCTAAAAATGAACAGAAATATTTAATAAAACAAATTTATGAAAAACCGTTTTATAATGTTACTGGAGCCAATAAAATAGACTTGGACTCAATGGGTATGGTAATAAGTTGGATGTTTTATTTCCAAAGAAGTGATGCTAATTTGAGAAATCAATGGTCTAATTACACCAATTGGCCTTATGAATATATGCCTCAAGATGTTAGTCTTGCGCCAACAACAGGAGATTATCCGAATCCGGATCCAATGGGACCACCACTGTTAGGTCCTGGTTTAAATCCAGATGGAACACCGTCAGGATTATATTTGACCGGAATTTATAATCCTCAAAATATAAAATCAATTTTGATTGCGATGGGTATATTGTTAGACGGTCAATATAGAGAGAATATTTTACCCGCAGGTGTTTATAATTTCGTAGAAAAATACGTGAGAACAGCGGGATTCGCTCCACCAGGGTTGTACTGTTATAATTTTTGTTTAAATACAGATCCATTCATATATCAGCCATCTGGTGCGATGAATATGAGTAGATTCACAAATATACAGTTAGAATTTACAACTATAACTCCTCCTGCGGACCCTTACGCCCAGGTTTTAACTATTTGTGACCCAAATACTGGTGATATAATTGGTATTAACAAGCCAACATGGAGAATTTATAATTATAATTTTAATATGTATCTAATGGAGGAAAGGGTTAATATGGTTATATTTGTTGGTGGCAATGCTGGATTGTTGTATGCCACTTAAAATAACTACTTACTAATTTATATTTGTCGATTTATAATAAATAAATGAATCATTTATTATAATTTTTATATCCAATTTCCTGACACAAAAACATTCCGGTTAAAGCAACTGTCAATTGTCAATTGTCAATATTTACACCCTTGAAGATTTAAAATGGAACCTTAAAGGTTGGACATAATCAATTCCGTGTAAATTTTGGGTAGGCATACTAAATGTATGGGCTGATTAAACC